TAAATATTTTTTCTTTTTAGAATAAAATTCATTTACTGATTTTATGTTGTTTTTTCTATCTTGAGTGCTTATACCTTCTTCTGGGCCAGCTCGTCTTTCCTCTCTTATACGAGTTTTTATATCTTTTGTAACACCCCTACTCGCATCTTCTAAAAGCCCATTTCTGTAATTATCTGATTCTCTACGAAGCTTCTGTTGTTCCTCTATACTAAAAAAGCCTAGTTGTGTTTCACTTATGCCATAAATAGAGCCTTTTGGATAAATATTTAAATCTCTTGTAGTTACATCTCCGGGAATATTTGTTGAAAGACCAGTAGGATCAGGAGTACCCAACGGTGTTTTACCCCCGGTTACAAATCCCCTAGCTTTATTACCTGCATCTCTAAATTGTTTTATTGCAGTTAAAACTTCTTCTTTAGTATCAGCTTCGGCGACCCTTTCTTGTAAACCAAACAAGCTGTCTGTTTCTGTAAGAGTAATCCCACTCCCACCTGTTGATTCTTGGTCTGTTTTAGGTTGTTTTTGTCTATCGATTTCTATAATTTTTTTTGCTGCATCAAGACTTTGTGCTCTGTCTGTGTTTTCAGATATAATTTGATCATATAACTCCTTTTGTTCTTCGCTGTCACCCATAATTATCCTATTCATAGACTCAACTTGAGCGGCTCCCGGTTGTTGAAACCTTTTATCTCTAGACAAAGCTTTAAAGGCGACATCTAAATATTCACTAGTTGTGATTGGGTTTCCAGCCTCGTCTTGTTGCATAGTTCCCAACTTTGCTCTATCTGAAGCAATATCTTCATCCGTCATATCAGCAAAATTTTCCCCACTTGTAGTCATATCAGCAGAATAAAATAAAGTGCCTCCATCTTCTTTTCTACCCATGGTTCTAATAGAAGGGTTAGTAATACTATAAATACCATCTTCATTAATACCGTACTGAGATCCTAACCAATCTAGTCTTTTACCTTTTCCAAAAATTTTGTATTCATTACCTAATGCAGTTTGTAAATTATTGGCATTTGCAATACCCTCTCCTTCGTTTCCAGTTGCTTTACCCAAAGTTATAGCTAATGAAGGAGTAACATCATTAAAGTTTTTTGGAAGATTATTTTTAAAATTCATAAAAGCAAGCTCATCTCTAAACGCTCCGCTGTCTTTTACTTGGTCAAAGGATAATTTACTAAAATCTTGTACATCATCAAAAATATCCTGTTTAGCGTTAGTTATATCTCCAAGTTGGATGGATAGCTCATTTCCAACTTGTTTGTCGCTTTTACGTGTTGGGCCAAGACCGAAAAACCCTGCAAAGTTTTCTGCAGTGGTTGCTTTTCGGAACCCAGTATTACTACCGTATTGATTCTCATCAAATGGATTTACGTTAGTTCTTCCTAAATCGTTATCGTTTCTCATCTATAAAAAAGCTAAAGCTATACCTATAGCAGCTGCTGTACCTAAAGCTGATCCTGCAATTTGCCTGTTTTGGGCTTTATTCGCAGCTCTTGCTTGAGTAAAAGCATTCTGCCTACTGACATCATTTTGAGCAGCGGTGCTTAAACCACTTAAAGAGCTTCTATTAACTCCTTGCCCAATATTTATTAAATCTGCTAATGTTCTGTTGTTAGCATCTAATTGAGCTAACCTAGCATTATTTAAACCACCTGACAAAGATAAGGCTTCTCCTCTTTGCGTAGCAGCTTGTCTGCCTTGAGCTAACGCTGCTGTCTCCTCAAAACCTAACCTCTCTCTGTTACGTCTAGCTACATCTCTAGCAATTTGTGTTTGTCGTGCTACATCTTCTGGTACAGCATCTACAATACTAGTGTCATCTCTTTTAGCTAACATTTCTTCTTCAAATGGTCGGAAATCAGTTATATAACGACCATATTGTCTAACTGCGGTATTTGCAAATTCAAAATCAGGGGTAGCTACAGCATCGAGCCCAAAACGTTGCCTTTGATCTGCTAAATACTGTTGTTGCCCAACTTTTGTATTAAGGTTTCGGTTACGTCTATTTAGCTCAGTAGTTCTTGCTTGTGCTGCTCTTGGTGATCCCATATTTAATTACCTTTATCCTATTGCAACGTTATCATTATCTTTTAAATACTGTAATCGGTTTCTTGCATACGCTTTACCCGCTGTTAGTCCAATATTTGCCAACATGGCTTTATTTGCTCTTCTTACTGTTTGTTTTTCTGCAGCTCTTGCAAGTCTTTCTGACCTTTCTAATTTAGAAGCTTGTGCCAAAGCACTACCAGCATCCGCTGCTTGCCCACGAGCAATACCTAATACATTTAGCCCTTGTTGGTCTTTTACGTTTTTAGCTGTTACATTTGCAGAAAGCATTTGTCCAACAGCTCCAGAGGCCATGTTTGCAGCACTATCTACTGCACTAGTGACTCCGGGAGCAAGAGGTTGCCCAGTCAAAGCTTGCATAGTATCTGCCTGAGCTCTACCACGTAGAGTTCTTTGTGCATTAGAACTACGAGCTTCCTCTCTCATTTCCCTTAACAAAGGGTCATAAGTGCGTTCAAAATAATCTTGGTCAGCTTTTGCAATTGAAGCTTGTATTTTTTCAGTTTCACCCGGTTGGTAATCAACAGGATCAGGACCGCCGCCACCCATACTTATACCTCTTTTCTAAAAACTTTAGTTTTTTCTGTATATCCGTATCTGTTTACCATTCTAGTCCATCCAGAACGGGTGGAATTAAATTCAATTCCTGTTACATTTAAATCTTCAGACAATTTATCTAAAAAATTAAACCCTTCTTTTATTACATTATACTCAGGTTTCGCATAACCTACCCAAATAAAAAGGCTTTTTTCTCCATCTAAGTTATCTTTCAAAGTAAGGACAACAAAGCCTACGTAATAATCATTTTTATACATAACAAAAAGTTCAGCACTTCCTGCACGTAAGGCAGCATATATATCTGCCGGAATCCATTCTGCGTTAAGTTTGGCGCTTACATGATGTAAATCTTTTTCAATATTACTGTAAGCAGCTTTTACATCTTCTAATGGAATAGCCTCAACGACCAATCCATCTCTAATAGTCCAGCTCTTTACCATAGCGTCCATACCTCTTCCTTGGGGACAAACCTGCACTTTTATACTTAACTGTTCTTTTTACACCTATATTACCCCCTCTACCTCTTAATTCTGCATCCGTTATTTCTGACTGAAATAAATTAAAATAGTCAGCTGCAGCTGGGGGGTTAGTCCATTCTTTACCCGGTATTCTTAGTAATCTGTAAATTGTTCCATAAAGTATACCGTCTCGATAATCATTACTAAAATTAGTATCTATACTGTTTGTAGTTCTGCTAGGTTTTAAAGCTACGTTTAGTAACAAGCCATTTACATTTTTTGCATTTGGCACTGGCACTAACCAAAAAGTATCCGGAGTTTTTTGTAAGTACACAGTTGGTATACCTGATTTATCCCGCCAGTCTGGATAATTTAACTCTAAACTTCTTGGGCTAATAGGGTCTAAATCGTTACCGTCATAGGTAGCCCATAATATTTGATGTACATCTGTACCGCTAGGTTGGTCAAACTCATACTCATAAGTCCCCGCTATAGTAGTTATCGGATCTAAATCATAAGTAAAAGCTTTGCTTTTTTCGCATAGTTCTATAGTTGCGGAACGTAAATTATTTTTAATCAAAGAATCTGGGCAACCCGGAACGTAAGGTAGCACATCTTTTATTAAACTTTCAAAACTAGCCATTGTTTCTCATCGCCTCCGCTTGTGGTGCATTAGATTCTTGTTGAGCAAAACCAGTACCTAGACTTGCTTGAAAAGCATTAAAATAAGCAGTAGCTTTTTGTAAACCACCACCCGCTTCTGCATCTTTCAAATAAGCTTTATAAGTTACAAAATCCATTAGGGGGTTTGCAAAAATATCATCTACTTGTATTAAGTCTGTAGCAGCACTAATACTGGTAGGGTTTTTAGAATACACAACTTCTACGAATGCATTACCAGAAACTCCGGGATAAACATAAAATTTTCTAGGATCTCTTGGATCAAACATAAAATGGTCAATTAAAGTACCATGAGCTGCATCTCCAGTAGCTGCAGGGTCATGCCAGTTTGGGTCTATAGTATTTATAGCATCAAACTCAGTTCTACGTATAACTTTACCACCTGTTGCACTAGTAGCAGTGCCAGACATATTTCTTACAATATTTAATAAACGTAACCCATCAGCAGGTATAGTCTGTTCTGTACCAGTAGCTAATTGTACGTTTG